GGTTTTCCGTCTTCTGCATCCCAAACTATCCAATATCCATCTTCAGAAATTTCCGGTGCATATCCAGCTTTGCCCGGAGTTCCTACTCCCGCATCACCTTTTTTACCTTCAGCACAAATACCTAGGTCATTGCCATTGACAATCCAGTTCTTTGTTACCGGATCAATCTTGATTGTCGTTGGAGTAGCATCCTTACCGCTTGTGATAGAATAACTTTTATTATCATTAAAAGTTATCTTAAATCCACCGGTAATGTCTTCAACATTAGTCACCCATTTACCTTCTTTTACAAAACTCTGCAACTTGGCGATGTCGGCTTTGTTTGCGTCAATCTGTGTTTGTAGATTGTCGATGTCATCATCGTAGTCCTTACAGCCTACATAGGTGACAGTAGAAAGTGCCAACGCCCCGAAGAACATCACTTTTACAAATTTTCTTTTCATAACTACTTAAAAATTACATTAATAATATATTATTAAACACTAAGTTTCAATAATAGACAACCCGTTACTTTGTAGGTAACGGGGAAACCTTTGTTCCTGCTCTTTTGGAGTAGTCAATACAGAAAAATGATACGATAGATTATGAAAGTTCTTTACCCCTGCTTCTGACGAGCGGCAGAGGGGAGGAAAATCTTTGGCATAATTTAGAGGTTAACAAAGCCCTAAAATAAAGAATCCGCGTGTTTTATCTATCCTAGTTCTGTTTTTGAGTAGTTTATTGGAAAAAATGTTTGATTTCGTTTGGTTGTTTTAAGAAATATGCTCATATTTGCACCGGAATTTCTCCCCGTTACCTACAAAGTAACAGGATAATAATCAGGTATTTAATCCTATTACTGAGCGCTTTATAAAATCGAGAACTTGTTTATTTGCTTCATCAATTTTTTTGCTTCGGAAAGGCTTGAGGTATGTTTCCGTTACAGTGATAGACGAATGTCCCATAGCTTCGGAAATAATACCCGGATGAATTTCGCAATAATAAGCCGTCGTAGCCCAAGTGTGGCGGGCCACATAAGTAATATTTAGAAATGCAATAAAAAACAGAATGGTGCGAATTAAACGTAAATCGTTTATAATTAAGCATTTTACAAGAATTGCATGATAGTCAGACCTGCAAAATAAAACAAAATATTGCAGCGTTTCAGTTACCAGACTGTTAGCCGCCTGTTTCGGAAACAACGGCAGGTAACCGGATTTTTACCGGTAGAGGCAGAACGGATTTTTATTCACTGTTTATCAATGTTTTGCATACCAAAGAACGCTTTTGAAAGGAGTATTTTTACAACCTAAAAAAGAGCGTATGAAAGTGGAAAAATTCAAGGTATTGCTCTACCTGAAAAAGAGCGAGCCGGGCAAGACCGGCAAGGCCCCGATCATGGGACGGATCACCCTCAACCGCACGATGGCGCAGTTCAGCTGCAAGCTCTCCTGCACCCCCGGGCTGTGGAACGCGCGTGAGAGCCGGCTGAACGGCAAGAGCCGGGAAGCGGTGGAGACCAATGAAAAAATAGAAAGACTGCTGCTTGCCATACACTCGGCCTTCAATTCCCTCATGGAAAGAAAAAGGGATTTCGATGCCGCTGCGGTCAGGGACATGTTCCAGGGCAATGCGGGCATGCAGATGACCCTGCTCAAACTTCTCGACCGGCATAACGGGGAAATGAAGGCCCGTGTTGGTGTGGACCGTGCGCCCACCACACTCTCGACCTACCTCTTCACCTACCGCACGCTTTCCGAATTCATCAAGGCGAAATTCAAGGTTCCGGACCTTGCCTTCGGGCAGCTCAACGAGCAGTTCATCCGCGACTATCAGGATTTCATCCTTCTGGAAAAGGGATATGCCGTGGACACGCTTCGCGGCTACCTGGCCATCCTGAAAAAGATCTGCCGCATCGCCTACAAGGAGGGCCACTCGGAGAAATACCATTTCTGCCACTTCAAGCTGCCCAAGCAGAAGGAAAGTACGCCGAGGGCATTGAGCCGTGAGAATTTCGAGAAACTGCGTGATCTGGAGATACCGGAAAAACGCAGGTCACATATTATCACCAAAGACCTCTTCCTCTTCGCCTGTTACACCGGCACCGCCTACGCGGATGCGGTAAGCATCACCCGGGAGAACCTTTTCACTGACGACGGGGGCAGCCTCTGGCTGAAGTACCGTAGAAAGAAAACCGACTACCTCGGACGTGTCAAGCTGCTTCCGGAAGCCGTCGCGCTGATTGAGAAATACCGGGACGATACCCGCGAGACTCTTTTCCCACCACAGGACTACCATACCCTCAGAGGAAATATGAAAGCCCTGCGTCTGATGGCGGGACTCAGCCAGGACCTTGTCTACCACATGGGGAGGCACTCTTTCGCCTCGCTGGTCACGCTCGAGGAGGGAGTACCGATCGAGACCATCAGCAAAATGCTGGGACATAGCAATGTCCGGACCACACAAATTTACGCCCGTGTCAGCCCGAAGCGGCTGTTCGAGGACATGGACAGGTTCATCGAGGCAACCCGTGATTTGAAACTCATTCTTTAACCCTAAAAAATATCATTACCATGCGCAGTACATTCAAGCTCTTATTCTACATCAACCGTAACAAAGTGAAATCGGACGGCACGACCGCCGTCCTCTGCCGGATCAGCATTGACGGCAAGAAGTCAGCCGTTGCCACCGGCATCTATTGCAGGCCGGAGGACTGGGACAGCAAGAAGTGTGAGATCAGAACAGTCAGGGAAAACAACCGCCTCGCCGGTTTCCGTGACCAGCTGGAAAAGGCATACGATAATCTGCTGAAGCATCAGGGAGTGGTCACGGCCGAACTGCTCAAGGCCACCGTGTCAGGTGCCAATTCCGTGCCGGAATACCTCCTGCAGGCCGGAGAGGTGGAACGCGAACGTTTGAGAATCCGCTCGGCAGAAATCAACTCCACCTCGACCTACCGCCAGTCGAAGACCACGCAGCTCAATCTCAGACAGTTCATCGAATCCCGCGGAATGAAGGACATCGCCTTTTCGGACATCACCGAGGAGTTCGCCGAATCGTTCAAGGTCTTTCTTAAGAAGGAGCTGGGCTACAGGAACAGCCACGTGAACCACTGTCTGTGCTGGCTCAACCGGCTCATCTACATCGCCGTGGACCGGGAGATATTGAGAGCCAACCCGATAGAGGATGTGGCATATGAAAAGAAAGAACCGTTAAAGCTAAGGCACATCAGCCGGGGTGAGTTGAAGCGGATGATGGAAACCCCGCTGCCCGACCCGATGATGGAGCTTGCACGCAGGACGTTCATCTTCTCCTCGCTGACCGGTCTGGCCTATGCGGACACGAGAGCACTCCATCCCCGGCACATCGGAAAGACCTCGGAAGGAAGAAAATATATCCGCGTCTGCCGGGCCAAGACGGACGTGGAGGCGTTCATCCCGCTGCATCCCATAGCCGAACAGATACTGGAACTTTACAACACCACGGATGACGACAGACCGGTATTCCCGCTGCCGGTCCGCGACGTCCTCTGGTATGAGGTACATGGAATGGGCGTGGCATTAGGCATGAAAGAGAACCTGTCCTACCACATGGCCCGGCATTCGTTCGGGACCCTGACACTGACCGCAGGTATTCCGATAGAGAGCATCGCCAGGATGATGGGCCATACGAACATCGACAGCACGCAGGTCTACGCCCAGGTCACC